CAGGGCTAGAAGAGGGGGGGCTGGAGAAGCTTTATGGCTCTCCGACTCCACGAATCCACACCAAATTGAATGATTTGCCCAGTCTGGGACAAGAGATGATCGATTTTTGTAATTCAATCGGCATGCCGTTGCTTCCGTGGCAAGAATTTGTGGCAATCCACGCTCACAAAATTAAGCCGGACGGTCGATGGGTGCACCCGCTGGTCAATATCGTCGTGGCTCGTCAACAAGGAAAGACGACACTCATGAAGGCGAAGATTCTCATGAACTTGTTTGAGTGGAATCAAAAGCTTCAAATTGGCACAGCTCATCGACTCACGACTTCGCTGGAGACTTTTCGGGATCTTGTAAATCTCATTGAGTCAAACGAAGGGCTGGCAAAACAGGTCAAGCGAATTCGCTGGGCTCATGGATCTGAAGAGATTGAGACGATCACCGGAAATCGCTACATGGTCAAAGCTGGAGCAAGTGCGGCTCGAGGAATTTCAAAGCCCGAGACCGTTTTCATTGATGAGACTCGAGAGATGAAAGACGAGACAACATGGGCGTCGCTTCGATACACGATGATGGCGGCTGACAATCCTCAGCTGTGGACACTATCGAACGCCGGAGACCAACATAGCCTAGTGCTCAACCAATTGCGTGAGCGCGGGCTCGCCGCGGCGATGGGTGGCACAAACGATGACATCGGCTGGTTTGAGTGGTCAAGTGATTATGACGCAATCGATGACTCACCGAGATTCTGGGCTGGGGCGGCAATGGCAAATCCAGCACTTGGTCACACTGTGCACATCGACAATTTGAAAGCTGTGCTCAATGATCCGCCGGACGTAGTCCGCACCGAGGTATTGTGCAGATGGGTTCAAACAATTTCCGCCGCTATCCCGAGCGATTCATTTGCAGAGTGCGCCGACGATACTCTTGAACTTGATCCAGATAAGCAGACATGGTTCGCAATTGACGTGAGTCCAGATCGTAAAAATGCCGCGCTTGTTGCCGCACAAAGAATTGACGCGGAGCGGTTCTATGTAAAACTCATGCACACATGGCACAACCCAATCTCGCTCGACGACAAAGCTGTGGCAAATGACGTTGCGCCTTATTGCCGCGAATATCCCACGGAAGTCGTTGCTTATTCAAAGCGCACAGCTTCCGCAATTGCCAGCCGCTTAATGCCCGCGGGAATTCCGATCTCGGACATCGACGGGGCTCTCTATGGACAGAGCTGTGACGAGCTTCTCGGAGCGATTACGTCAAAGCGTTTTCGGCATAGCAATCAGCCGGAATTCACCAAACAAGTTTTAAGTGCGGCGCGTTTACCATTTGGAGATGGTGGCTGGTCTATTGGTCGCAGAGCTTCTCAAAGCACTGTGACGGCTTGCGTCGCGGCGGCACTTGTGACGCATTATGCGACACGCCCAGAGTCAGACCTTGACATCATGGTGGGGTAAGAGTAAAAGCCAGCGGCTAAAATTTGCGCATGGGTTTTCTTGATTTCTTTACACCAACGATCCGAACTGCCGCGCCTCAAGAATCCGTCGATGTCGCGGCGGCTTCGGTCGCTCCGTATTATTCCGAAACTTCAAACATTTTCTTTTCGGGAATTGTAAGCGCAACAAGAGCCGAAGCAATGAGCGTGCCTACTGTGGCGCGATGTCTTGGAGTTATGCAGACAATCGGATCATTGCCGCTTCATGTTCGCAACATTGCAACAGGCGAGAAGATTCAAGCTCCGCGCGTAATCAATCAGCCAGACCCACGAATCCCGGGCGTTACATTTTGGAGCTGGATTGTTAGCGATTTGTTTTTCCACCCTGTTGCTTATGCGTATGTAACAGATCGTTATGCAGACACCGGAAAGATTCGCTCGATGGAAAGAATTGCACCCGAGCGCGTATTTGTTGAAGTAAATCCGATGGTTACTGAAATTACCGGGTATCGCATAGATCAAGAGTATGTCGATCCAAATAATCTTGTGCAATTTGCCGGAGTTACTGAAGGTTTACTCTCACGCGCTGGTCGCACAATTAAAGCCGCGGCTTCGCTAGAAAAGGCGGCGATGAATTTTGCCGATGAGCCAAACCCATTGATGATTTTGAAGTCCACCGGTGCGACACTTCCAAAGGATCGCGTTGCAAATCTTTTGACATCTTTTGGAAATGCTCGACGCAATAAAAAATCAACGGCTTTTCTAAATGCTGACGTGTCACTTGAACAAGCTGGATTTGATCCCAAAGCGATCCAATTAAATGAAGCCCGCATGTATGTAAGCCTTGAATTGGCAAGAGCTTGCGGATTGCCAGCTTATTTTGCTGACGCACAGCCAACCACATTCACATACTCCAACGCCTTAGACAAAAGGCGCGACCTCATTGATTTTGCTTTTAGATCTACCATGTCCGTAATTGAACAGCGACTCTCTTTTCAGGATTTCATAAGCCAGGGAACTGAGTGCAAATTCGACATTGACGATTTCTTGCGTGGCGATCCATTACAACGTGCGCAAGTTTACAAAATACTCAACGAAATCGGCGCAATGAGTGTCGAGGAAATACGCGAGGAAGAGGACATGCTCCTATGAAAATCACCACCCCGTTTACAATAACCGCGGCTGACTCCGACTCCCGGACAATCACCGGACGCATTGTTGCTTTCGATGAGCCAGCAAATGCAAGCACTGGAAAAGTAATTTTTGCAAAAGGTTCAATCGAGCCAAAAAATGTTTTTCTTAATCTTGAACATGATCGTGCTCGCAGAATCGGAAAGACTTTGAGCATGGAATTAGATGGCGACAAAGCAATCAACGCCTCTTTCAAAATCGCGCAGACCACATCTGGATCGGACGCACTAGTGGAAGCCATCGAAGGTTTGCGCGACGGCTTCTCGATTGAGTTAGCTGTTAACGAATATGAGACACTCAAAGACGGCACGATGAAAGTGTTATCCGGTGAATTGACTGGGGTCGCACTTGTATCTGAGCCAGCTGTTAGATCAGCCCGGGTCGCTGAAGTCGCCGCGACCGAAGACGAAAATTCTGAGTCAAAAGATGACGCAGAAGCAACACCATCAACCGAAGAAAAAGGAGACGAAGTGGAAGACACCGTCAAAGACGCTTCAACCGCTGAGACGGTAGAAGCTACTCAATCCATCACAGCGTCATCTCGACCAGTGGGCGGCTTTACAGCTACACCACGAATCGAAATTACTGCCGCGAAGTATCTTGAAAACAAGATTCAAGCCGCGATGGGATCAGAAGAGGCTCGCCTCTATGTTCTTGCCGCAGACAACACAACCGACAACGCTGGACTTGTTCCAACTCGTCAACTTTCCGAAGTTATCAACGGCGTCTCAAATGGCACTCGTCCATCAATCGACGCAATCTCTCGCGGAGCACTACCCGACGCGGGTATGACTTTTGAAATTCCAAAAATTACTGTTGCGCCAACAGTGGCAATCGCCAACGAAGACGCAGTCTTCTCAGATACAGACCAAAACAGCTCATTCTTGAGCGTAGATGTTAAGAAGTTCGCCGGGCAACAAAAATTTTCGGTGGAATTATTGACACGCACTAGCCCACTTTTCTACAACGAGCTTTTAGCAAATATGGGTAAAGCAATGGCTAAGGCACAAAACGCTTATGTCAACGGCTTGCTTGTATCAAATGCAACAATCGACGGCACAACATTGTCAGCACTTCCAACAGCGGCAGAGCTCATTGCTTATGTCTCACGCGGTGCGGCTACCGTTTATACAAACACTCAAGACTTTGCTAAAAACATCATCATGGGTGCGTCACAATGGGCTAACACAATGTCACTCAACGACAATGGTCGCCCAATCTATATTGCCGCAAATCCGATGAACGCTGGGGGAGCTTTGCGCCCTGACAGTCTTCGCGGAAATGTCGGTGGTCTTGATCTATATGCAGACTTTGCCGCTCCGGCTGGATCTGATGACGGCTCAATGATTATCGTCAACCCAAATGCCTACACATGGTATGAGGGCTCACAATATCAACTACGCGCTGAATCAACAGCTGACGGTTCAATCACCATCGGCATTTATTCATTCGGTGCATGTGCAGTGAAGCTCGCAGGTGGAGCTTTCCGTAACAACAAGTAAAACCATAATCATCGGTCAGGGTCGCTCCCGAAACTGACCGAGTCGAACGAAAGGAAAGCTCATGCCCGCGATTATCACAGCCACTCAGCTGAGATCAGTCTTGGGCGTGAGCTCTTCTTTGTATAACGACGCATATCTAAATGAAATCATTGACACAGCTGAAGGCGTAATCTTGCCGCTTCTCGTGTCTCATGCTTCAGCGGTTAGCGCATACAAACTTGAGTCAAATGTTGCAACTTTCTACACACAGACTCCACACAACTTTTCAATTGGTCAGAGCGCAATTGTCACGTCATTGCCCGCGCCATTTAGTGCGACCCACACAGTAACCAGCGTTATTGATCCAAAAACATTTACAGTCGCTCTTACTGCCAGCGATGTGAATCTTCGTCAATCAATTCCATCAGGTAAGGCGACTCTTTCCGGGTATTCAGCGACCGATCTCTACTCGGCGAATCCCCGGGTCGAGTCTGCCATTTACGTTGTATCGATAGAAGTTTTCCAGTCGCGGACGGCGGCGGGCGGGCAAATTGAGGGACAGGATTTTGCCCCGTCACCGTTCAAAATGGGCAGATCACTTTTGAATCGTTGCTCCGGGCTTTTGGGTGAATTGCTCGACACCGAAGCGATGGCAATGTAATGCCATCATCTATCGCCACAAATGTGCGCGGTGCTTTGAAGACTGCAATCAGCTCAGTCGCCGCGAATTGTTATGATGCAGTCCCAGCCGCTCCACAAGTGCCATTTGCGGTCATTGTGCCAGCCGCTCCATATTTAGAGACTGTTTTGATTGGAAAATCTGTTACAAAGGTCAAAGTCAATTTAGTCGTCACTCTTGGCGTTGCAAATTATGACAATCCTTCAGCTCTTGACAATCTTGAGCAATTAGCGATGAGCGTGCTTGCCGCACTGCCCGCTGGATACATTCTTGGATCGGTATCAAACCCAATCCCGGTCGAACTCGCAAGCGGGGCAGTCGTGCTCGCAAGTGAGATCGAAGTAAGCACTTACTACACACAAACATAGGAGCAAAAATGGCAACGACCGTCATAACCGGACGCGACATCACCTTGACGATCGCGACCAAAAGCTACGGAGAGCAAGCCACAGCGGCGACACTTTCCGGAGATGTAACTATTGAAACCTACAACACATTATATTCAAAGGCTTACAAATCAATCGATAAGCAATGGACTTTTGATGTTGAAATGCTTGCAGACTGGGGTGCGGCAGATTCTCTCTGTGAAGCTCTATGGGCGGCGGCAGAGTCAGCACCAAACACAACACTTGCAGTCACAATGGTCGCAGTCACTGGCGCGTCATTTGCGTTTAATGTTTTGCCAATCTTTCCGAGTGTGGGCGGCACAAGCCCCGACGCTCAGACTGTTAGCATGAGCTTCACAGTCGTGGGAACACCAACCGAGACATTTAGCTAAGAGATAAGGAAAACGGGAGCATG